ACGTCAGCCTTGCCAGCCAGACTGCCACCACCAGCGACAGTGCCACCAGTGCCCGTGCCACCAGTGCCCGTGCCACCAGTGCCCGTGCCACCAGTGCCCGTGCCACCAGTGCCCGTGCCACCAGTGGCCCTGGCAGCGGCCTCAGCCTCGGCGGCGGCCTTAGCCTCGGCGGCGGCCTTGGCCTTGGCAGCGGCCTCGGCAGCAGCCTTGGCCTCAAGGCGGGCCTTAAGTTCAGCTCGATTCTCTTCGATTTGTTTTTGCTCGGCGCGCCACCATCGAATAAGGGCATTCGGGTCTAACACCAGTTTACCGAAGGGATCGTTACCGCCCGTATCCAGCCCTGTTTCCTCGGGGTGGCCCACGAGGCCGGGCACATTGGACCGAGCGAACTGCTCTGGTGAACCGAAGGTCCCGTAGTCGGAGCCGAAAGCCTGACCGGTCACGGCGTCGCCGAAATCATAGGACGCAAAGGGGGTGTAGCTCGGACCAATCTGGTTGAACCCGGCCAGCTGGGCCTCGCCCTGCCCGGCCTGCGCCTGAGGCGGTTCCTGTACCGCCCTGATCGGAGTGGCCTCGAAACGCCCCTGCTGATTCAGCATCATCTGGGCCTTAGACATGGCCTCTTGCTCGTTCAGCGCAAAGACGCGCACGGGCGAGCCGTCGTCTACATATATCGTGTAGTAGTAACCTATACCCTCGGGCATCAAGTTCCTCCGAACGGGTTCAAGAAGGGCCTTGGCGTCTCGCGCCGCGGCTCTGGCAGTTCCTCCAAATCCTTGAACTGCCGCTGGATCGTCTTAAGGTAATTCTCGACAAGATCGCCGTATCTCAGGAAAGTTTCCTCAAGCGGATGTCCGGTATGTCTTGATTTGAACGCCCGGTCGCCCCGGAATCCCATTTAACCAAACCCTCCGCCGGGAGCCAGCACGGCACCGGGGACGTTTACCGGGCCCGATCTGGGGCCTGCGATCTGGCGACCCGTTTGCAGGATTTCCTGGAGCGAGCCCGGCATGACAGGCCGCGTGCTTTCAAGGGTGCGTGCGGCCTCGCCGCCCACCTGAAGACCGGGCTGGTTGCCGGGGCCGAAGTTACCCGGGTTCGGGAGCTGCTGCGGCCCCTGCGTGTTCATGATGTTCTGGGCGATGTCGTTCACCTGTGCCGTGCTGCCGGTGGTCCCGGCCTGCGCGGCTTCTATGAGCTGGCCGAACAGGGGGATTCTGCGGGCGGCCTCTGAGTTCAGCATCATCCTTATCTGGGGGTCGTCGAAGAACTCTTCGGCCCTGAGCTGGGCGATGACCTCCAGCGGGTTCGCTACGCCTGCGAGTCTCAGGGCGGTCACGTGATCGACGAACTTGGCCCGCCAGAGATTGCCCCAGAGGTTCAGCTTGCGCTCTTGCTCTTCGGGCGAGACGGCATTGATCTTGACGATCGAGACGTAGTGTCCCCTGATGTCCCGGGGGCTTATAGACGCTTCGAGGGAGCCAGCCTCGGTGCGGCCCCAGACGGTAACCCTGTCCTGTATAACGTGTTCGACGATGTGCAGGAGCAGGGAGTTGACCTGCTGGAGTCCCCTCTGGGTGGACTCGACGACGGCCCCGAAGTTAAGCGCTGCGATGCCTGCCAGCACCGCGGTGTGGAATCCCGAAGCGGCGCCTGTGGGTCGCTGGCCCCTTGCCACGGCGGGGACCGAGTTGGACTCGATGGCTTCGTCGATCATGCTTTTCGCAGCCAGTATGGTCTGGGGCGGCTCGACTGTCTCCGAGGCGGCGCGCGTGACGCCCGGCGGCAGGTAGTTCTGGGCCCCCGGGTTCTGGGAGTAGCGGGACATGGCCTCTTCGGTCATGCCCCTGGGGCCGGACCAGTCGTTGTTGGGCCATGCGCTTCTCGCGACGATGTCCAGATACTGGGACGCCAGCCGGGACTGGGCCTTGAGCATCCCGAAGTTACCGTGCAGGATGCCCCGGTATAAGTCAGCCGGGTCGCGCCCGATGGTGTCCAGCCCCGTGAGGGGCCGGAAGGGCACGTAGGGCATGACCAGATAGCCGTGCTTGCGAGGGGGCATGGCCCAGACCGAGTCGGCCACATAGGCTACGTGGGTGCCGGTCCAGCACTCCCAGAAGGGGACCATGTCTTTACCCGGCTGGAGCGGCCAGTCCGGGAAGTGTGCCTTGACCCATGTGGATTCGATCTGGGTGACGCGGATAAGCCACCGCGGGGTGTGCGACTCGGTATCCCAGATGAGTTCCTGCGGGTTAACTACCTCGGCGACGATCGGCCACTTGATATTGCGCTCTTCGAGAAAGCGTTCGAGGTCTTCGCGGTACTCCCGGGAAAGCTCTTCGTCCTCGGGTGGGGGCGGGAAGTCGCCCCACTCGGAGCCCTCGAACTCGATCTTGACCCAGCCGATGCCGTAGAGCCCCTGATGCTTGACGATCTCGCGCCGCATGGGGGTGTTCTGTTCGATCATGTGGTGCGCGCCGATCAGGTATTTCTCCATGATCTCGGCGCGTGCCTGTGCTTTTCGGGACGGGGGCGGTACGGAGATATCCAGATGCTGGGGCGACACGTGGGACACGAGCGTATTGACGATGCTCTCGGCGGTTCCCAGATGAATCTTGGTGCCGCCGACCGGTACCTCGAAGGCAAAGTCTCCCAGCATGAAGGTGTCGGCCTGCCTGCACCGGGCGCGGAACTTCATGAAGCGTCCCCACGCCCCGTTGATCGAGACCTGGGTCTGAATCCAGTCCAGAGAAAGTTCGGGCTCGAAGCCGGGGGCTGCCCGCAGGAACGAGACTGTTTCGCGAGTTGTGTCTGTGAGTCCCGTGCGGGACATACTTGGCACAGAAGGTTGCATCATGGGAGAAATATTGGCTCCCCGTTGGCGACCAAATCGGGCCTGCGCGGTTTATCATATCCTTTTCTGCGCTGAGAACGAAACCACGCGATAACCTCGTCTCTCTTTGCGGGAACATCCCCCGAATCACGTAAAGGCGCAACCGTCTCCCGTGTCATGACTGCGATCCCATCGTAGCTTTCTTCGGGTGCAGGATCGCACGCCATGAGCGCCAGGCACTCTGAGTCCAGCCAGTCGTCGTGGCCGCCGTCTACCTGCCGGAACGAGTAGCTCATGCCGATGGGAAGTACGATAAGGCCGTCCAGTTGGTCCCGTAGACGGGACCATTCGGCTGGGAAAGAGACCTGTCCCTTGGCGAGTGCGATGGCGTAGTGCGTGAAGAGCTGGTGCTTTGAGGTTGGCGTGAACTTAAAGGGTACTACGGGCACGCCGCGGGCTGCGAGATCGTCGCACGCTACGAGACCTCCCAGTCCGGTGGCGTCTATCCTGACCTCTTCGACCTCGAAGCGGGCGCACTCGGATGCGATGGTCTCGCGCTGGACGGTCCAGTCGGTCTTGAGCATCTCGATCCCGAAGATGCTTCTGCGGGTAGAGCGCTCTTTCACGACGAGGACTGTCGGGTCGTTGGTCATACCCAGGTCGAGCCCGGCGACATAGCGCATCCCGGGGCGTGGGGTGTCGTAAAGCTCCGAGCTGGCGGCCCTTTCCGTGTTAGAAAAGAAGCCCCCGCCCTCTTCGGGTTGATCTGCCAGGTAATGCCTGCGCCATATGGGTTCGAGTGTGAGCTCGCGCTCGGCGAGGATTTCCTGCTTCTGGCTTTCTGAAAGGGCGGTGTTGTCAAAGGTCGTTGCGCGGGCGGCGAAGTAAGACGGCCCCGGGTTGCGCTGCGCGTAGTGAAAGAGCTTTGAGAACCAGTGGGCCCTTGAGACCGGGGGGATGCCTTCCAGGAAGGCGCGGCCCAGGCGGCCCGGGGAGTTCAGTGTCGGGCGTACCTTATTCCAGGCGATCTCCTTGATGTCCTGTGCCTCTGCCAGGTGGAGAAAGTCCAGTCCGACGGTCTGGAGCATCTCGGGGTTATCGGCGGTCTTAAGCTCCCAGAAGATACTGGGGCGGTAGACCCCGGGCATCCAGTTCCCGGCGGCGTCGCGCATGTCGAGCCAGACCGAGAGTTCGTCGTTGTTCCATCCCGAGGCGCGCCCGGCGCCGGAGTTCCTGACTAAGTATTCGGGGATGAACGCTTTCATTTCGTGCCACACCTGCAGGGTCTGTGCCTTCGTAGGTGCGACCGTCCAGATATGAATTGGCGGTACGAGCGGGGTCCCGTTCTGGGGATCGGGCAGGTGCGTTACGTGGTTTTCGTAGGGGGTGTGTGCGGCCTCGTCGATAGCCGAGAGGGCTTCCTGAATGGCAGCCCTCCCCTTGCCTGCGCGCCGTCCGGCCCAGATGATTTTGTTCTTGGACTTGACGGAGTGCAGGACTTTCTGCCACGGGAAGGGCGCATAAATATAGCGTGCCCGGGGGGAGTCTCCGCGGGAGAGCTTTTCGTCAGGCCGCGTTTCCGGGCTCGGGATCAGCGTCGGAGAGAGCGGGGTCCTCGGGGGCCTGGGCATAGGCTTGTTTCACACGCTCCAGTTCGCGGGCAGCATCTTCGGCGTCCAGTCCGCGCTCGAATGATACAAGGCCGGAGGGTGTCTGGGGGTTGTTCTTATTGCGCGCGCCCCTGCGCACGCTGCGCCGGAGCCTTTTAGAATACGCCTCGACTTCGTGGCCGACCCGGAGGGCCTGACGCCCACGTTCTATCTCGGTGTCGGCCTGTATGTTCAAGAACCACCCTGCGCCCTCGACTATCTTGGCGAGGTTGCCGGGGGACTCCCGGGCGGTTATCTCCAGTGCGACGAGGGCGACCACGCTGGCTTCGTTGGCGAAGTGCTCGACCAGATAAGAATGCGGTAGCGGGGCCTTGTCTCGCGGCACCTTCGGGTAGTGCCCGTAGGTCGTAAAGTCGTGGAGCCTCTTGGAAAAACTCCCCGAACGCGCGATGAGTTCTACGAGCCTCTCGGCCTTCCATCCGAGGGCCTCGCAAATCGCACCCAACCCGTCCGCGCCGGTACCGTGCGTGGGTAACAACACGTACACCTGACGCAGCGAGCGCGGCCACGTGGGCCACTCGGGTATGGCCTCCAGAACTTTCAGCCGTAACTTCTCGGGCGTAAGCCCGGACTGCCTGCGAGAACTCCGCCTCGGCATGTAGATCGGCAGGGCAGAACTCTTCTCGCTCACGTGCGCGCGCTCCTACGAATAAGCGCGCGTGCGGCCAACCTGCGCGCGAGGTCTTCGGGGGTCGTCGCCGACGCCAGCAGCTCCAACGCCGTGTTAATAAGCAAGTTAAACGAAACCCCGGCGCTGGTCTGCGCGATGTACTCAGCTTGCGTTTCCCTTAGAAACCGCTTCACATTTTCGTCCAACCAGATAGTGCGCCTGTCAAACTCCTGAATCTGGCCGCGCCGCCGTTGCCTGATTACCCTAGGTGGCAGTTTAAGCTGATCGGTCTCCATCTTTCCCCTTTCTACCACCGCCAGCTTAGAACATGGTGCTTCACGCGTCAAGTTCAGCGTCGCGTACCGAGGCTCAGCGCGGAGAGTGAGACACGAGTAATCGACCACACCCCCCGCTGGGCATCGGCGGCTCGTGTGCGCGTG